ATCAAGCCCCGATACGATATATCCACCCTGGCTTCAAACGGCTACGATTCGTATTAATGGTTCAGAAGTGATTACGGCAGAAGGTGACTGGTTTCGTCATCACATTGCCTCGAAACACAGTGGAGGCATCACGGCATATCAATCACATCTCTATGGATATTCATTTTCAGAAGACCCTGAATCTCATCAGCCGAGTGGGTCGGCAAACATGAGTCGTGCGACATCTGTTACGTTAACCTTGCGAGTCAATCAACCGATGGCAATGGATCTGACGACCCTTAGCAATCCGTCATGTCAATTCGATCCTGCGGTAATCGGTGGATGGGAAATATTTGTATATGCGGTACATTATAACTGGTTACGATTCGAGAACGGTATCTGTAACCGAATGTTCACAGACTAAACCGTTTGGTTCACAGACTAAACCCTCTGGTTTCTCTAGCACCTTTTCCAATACATAGTCAATGTTCAGCACAATGGTGTCATCGTGATCGGCGAAATACCATACAATATTCTGGTGCTCCGCACAGAACTCAATGGTAGACCATACATTGGTTTCCCACGTCAGTTTATAAAAGTCCATCGTACAAAAATCTCGAAGAACACTGCGCGAATGTTCATAGAATCGATCAATGTAATTACGAGGAGTGATAAAGAATCCACCGCAGAATCGCCAATGGATCGATTCGACGCTAAAGTGTTGGCCGATCGACCAGCATCCAGGGATCACCATTTTAGTAAATCGTTTCTGATCCAATTCTGTCAGTTTCCGAAGAAACCGATCGGATTGTCTCACGATTTTCAAGATCCCATAATCGATCCAACTGAAGGTATCGATCTCGGGCCAACGTTCCGCAGCTTTTTTCACAAACTCGATCTTGGTATTCATGAGGGAAAAGAACTCTTTTGTATCCTTTTCAGGAGTACGACCAGAAGGAAGATCTCGATGATATGCCATTCCCATACGATACAATTCAAACTCCATGAGTGGCATTCCGATCACGGTCACGGTGGAGGGAAAGATCCGAAACTTATACACCAAACTTGGATCAGTAAATAACGTGATCGGAATGCCACTGATCCCGAGATCGTAAAACAAATAGAGATAATCCATGAATTTTTCAGGTTTACCATAAATGTCGTAGTAACATGTTACCAACATGATTACTAGAATATAGTGTTTGTAGCTTTAAATGCTACGCATCCTGAAGTGTATAAAGGCGAATATCGGAAGAGTAAGAAGAATGGTGGCGAGTCTCTTAAAAGTGATTTCCTCTGGAATTCAGGATGAGCGCCTGAACTTCAAGACCACCCTATATCCATTTCGTAAACTATGGGTCAAAGCTGGTCGATTCACGACTCGTTGGGAGCGATTGGATTTTGAGAATACACCCACATTTGGCAATACGGGATTTTTTAGGATTCTGAGAAAGGGGCATCTAGTCACACGATTATATTTAGTGGCGACTATGCCTGATATTTATACCACACAAGCTCAAGCGATTGCTGCAAACGGTGGTCAGCCAGCGTATCCACAATTCGGTTGGACGAACTCATTAGGACACGCTCTCGTTCAGCAACTCACCTTGGACATTGCGGCGAGTCGTGTAGAGACACTGGATAGCCGTCTGTTGGAGATTCTGGATGAGTTTCATACACCGTTGGAAAAAGTTCCAGTGATGAATGAATTGATCAAACGAAAGGACTTTGGATTCACGGAAACTAGTTTTGGGTGGCCCCAAGGAAATGCGAAGACCGCTTCATTGAATGCGATTTCAGCGGCTATAACGAATCAAACTCCTCTTCCGTTACCGTATCAAGAAACAGTGGTCGTCCCTCTTCCGTTTTGGTTTACACGAGGAGATACGGGGTGTGCGTTACCGATTGATGCGATTTCCATGGATGATATTCGTGTAGGCATCACATTCCGAGCTCTGAATGGTGTATACTACACACCCACACAGCTATCAAGTAATACATCAAATGCGGATGGTGCGTCTCTCGCACCGCTTCCAGGTGCTACTTTTTATCCGCAGGATCCGATCCAGAATCCGAATCAGACACCGCTCTCGAATACATATGGAACCATTCAGATGCCACTCAATCTTCCACTAGGAGACTGTTACATTATGGCAGAATATGTATATTTGGATCAAAATGAGGCCAATCGATTTCGTCTAGCAGATCTTCAAGTTCCTGTGGTACAGCATTATGCGATGAATCCGCATGACACGCAAGGATTGTTGAACGCCCGAATCCGTCTAGACATTCCCAATCCGACACGCGATTTGTATTTCATGTGTAATCCGTACATGGCGTCGTCCTATAATGCGCACTTCTTGGCGACGAGAGACATGACGGGTACCACGAATACAACTCCTAACAACGCACAGTATCCGTGGTGGCCTGATGCGCTGGGTCTTTATGCGAATCGTCCGAGTGAATACATGCGACCAGCGTTTCAATTATCAGATTCAGAGCCGATCTCGGGTTATGAATTGAATTATCAGGGATCCCTTGTACGATATCGCACAGAAGCTCCTGCTCTATTTCGGTCGATTATTCCATCGTATGAACAACGAAAATCGCCGTGGGTGAATCGGTATTATTACAATATGCCCTTGGCGATTCAGAATGGATTCACGCCGTTTTCAAGACCGAATGGAGAGGCGAATTTGGATAAGATTACCAATCGTGATCTGATTCTTCAGTTTCGTACTCCGTATGGAAATACGTCGGGTCTGAATGTGGGCCGTTTCACAGTATACGTTTATGCGGAAACCTATAATATGTTACGCGTGTATGGCGGACGAGCAGGAATGATGTTTGCGTATTAAAGATGTTTATGGGCATGGGTTTTCTTTTTGGCGGTACGTTTTTTGGCCCGTTTTGATTGTTTGCTACGCACAGGGCCATATCCCATCTCGAGCGCGAGATCATTCGCTTTCTGTTTGGCGACGGTTGGTGACCATGTTTCATTTCGTTTACGAGTAATGCGTTTTACGTTATTTGAATTCGTACTGGCTTCTACTTCACGGCGATAGGTAGCCAGTTCTTGGAGCATCTGCTGATTTTCGCGTCGAGCTTTATTAAACGCAGGGGAGCGAGGCGACATATAGTTAAAATCATTTCGGAAGTGAACGTGTGCCATCTACTTAGTGCTTGCGAGTCTTGTGTCTGTGTGATTTGTGTTTACGTGTGCCACCTCTTGTTTGCTGAGTTCTTGATTTTACGTTGACAGGATAGATTTTATTCTGATAGGTAACGTATAATATGTCGGGAACATCGGTAGCTTGCGCAGGAGCATTTGCTTTTGAGGAAACACTGGGTAAACTATTGGGTTGAGCGGGATCATTAGATGAAACTGCCGGTAAAGATGAAATAGGAGCTACCTCCTTCGAAATGTTGTTAGCCACCTTAATCGCCGCCGCCTCATTTCTTTCTTTTTTACCTATATACGCATTTGACGTGATATGTTTCTCGATATTATTAATTTGTCGTTTTGTGGTTGATGGATTAGATGGGTTAGTGATGCCTCGATTACTTACACCATTTACAAATTTAACAGAACGTTTTTCGCTCATCTCTATTATATCATAATATATCATCCAGGGCACTCGATAAAAAAATTGAAACATAAACCAAATGTAATAGATAGTCAACCATGCGTATCATTAGCTTTAACATCAACGGAATCAAGTCCATGACCAATAAACTTAAGAATGGAGAAAAAATCGGTGGACCCACCAACAATGTATTAACCAGCCTAATTGAGGAACAACAACCTGACATCTTGTGTTTCCAAGAACTCAAGACGCAGAACGTGGGCGATCTCGCCTTTCTTCGCACGTATTATCCCCATATTTACACGAATCTTTCCAAGAGTAAGAAGGGTTATAGTGGGGTTGCTCTCCTTACCAAAGAAGAACCTGAATGGATCGAAACGGATTTCACCCGATATCCAGAGGAGGTGATCGGAGACTACGGCATCCATGAGTTCACCCAGGAGGGTCGGATTGTGATCGCTAAGTTTCGATCGAAGATCGTGATTACGGTCTATACTCCCAATGCCCAACCGGAACTGGCAAGAATCCAAGAACGAATCGCTTGGGAAGAGGTTCTGAGAATGTATATGATCGAAATCCATAAAGAGTTTGATCTTCCGGTCATTCTCTGTGGAGATCTGAATTGTGCTCCGAATGAGATCGATATCCATAACCCAAAGTCAAATCGCAAGTCTCCTGGATTTTCGGATCAAGAGCGATCGGAGTTTCAAAAGATGATCGGATCTGGGTTTCTGGACTCCTTCCGATTTCGGAATCCGGATCAAGTTGCATATTCGTATTTCTCTAACTTTGCCAAATCGAGAGCTCGGAATGTCGGATGGAGGATCGATCACATTTTGGTTTCGAGTTCGATCGGAGATCAGATCCGGAGGGCAGAAATCCTAGGAGACTATTTCGGATCGGATCATGTACCGGTCATGATCGATCTGGAATTATAGATTCATAAGTGAAATATCATGTAAAAATCGTATTGAAGCGGTTTCTACGAGTAATCCACCGTTCGCGTAAACACCATACGTCACGTAACGATCCGAAGATTCAAGAGCAAAATGCCATATGGTATAGGTTCCCGCAATAGAATAAGGTATGGTGCGATGATGTAAATGCGACATTAATCGATATTTTTTACCAGTTAAAAAGATGGACCCCATGTTTATTTCGGTATCGTGACGTTGTTGATCGGTTAAATTAAGTACCAAGAGACATTGTGCTCCAGCCAACACAAGATCCGATGTGAGATCGGAAAAGAGATCGGGTGAGCAAACATAGAGCTGATTCTCGATTCGTTCAGAAAACGCTAAATGTCGAAACGAAGAATGGCCGATCACAGCAATTGGCTTGTATCCGTTTAGTTCCGTTTTTACAAGTGTTCCTTTGCGTAACTGTTCAATAGGGACATCCTGTTCTTTTCCTTCTATCAAACATGTAATTAAAGAACCTTCTAAGAATCCTTGACAAAGAGAGTTCATAAAACTACAGCATCGTTATATTATAATCATTGTGTATGGATACACTAAAATTGTAATATTATTGCTTAACAACCTTAAAGTTCAAACCAGCAGCCTTGTTGTTGTATTTGGGAAACGATACGATGGCTTCGCGACCGTATTCGGTAAAGGGAATAGTTCCTTCCCATGGCGCGCCCGTTTCGACCCATTCACTCACTTGTTTTTTTAATACAAGAAATCCAAGAGAGTTTGCACGAACCCCGCCTTCTTTTAATTGTGTCAAGAGACTCATGCCTTCTTTGAGCCGTTCTTCTTTCGTCTTTTCCTGTTTACCCATCCTAATGTAAGTACATAGATATGGAGTTTAGGTCAGCACGAATTACTGAATAAGCGTATACGCACAAACCACTTTACTGAATAAGCGTATACGCACACATTACTTTACTGAATAAGCGTATATACACTTGAGTTCATGTGAAATGACATAGAGTGAGTTACCAATAGACCGTTGGCGAGAACACCATACGTATTACGATCCACGGAATCCAATGAAAAGTTATAGAGTGTTGTCGCACCAACCGTACTGGAAAGAACCGCATCCGAGTGGGCGCAAACGGGCAAACAGAACTTTTTCTCAACGGTACTAATGCGTCCCAATACCGCAATCATCTGACGCTTGTCCGCCTCGGATACGCTGTCAACAAGAGTAGCGCAACGACCGCCGATGGTTAAATCCTGTGTAAGAGACGGAATCTTGTCCTTGGACAGGACATACAGACGATCCTCGGGCGCTACAACGGAATCCGGAATGGTAACAGTGCGGGAACCGATTGCGTCCACCGCCTTGAATCCGCAAAGAGAGGTTTTGACGAGCATTCCCTTGCGCAGATCCTGAACGGCAACGTATTGTTCAACGCCGTTTACCTTACACATAATCATAGTGCCTTCTGTGAATCCAACAATTGGAAACTGGACCGCCGCACGAGGAGCAAATGTACCACGCTGAAATCCGTTTTGAGTTGCCATGTTCTATCTATGAGCCTGAAATTTAACCCACCAATTACTCTCACATAGAAATCGGCAAAAACTTCATGCTACGATGAGGAATGGTGATGAAACCTGGATCCGTATCGTTCTCGGAGAAGAAGAAGCAGAAGGAACCATCGCGAATATGAAATCCAAGACAATACTCAATGGCCGTTCGACGAAAACAGAAGGGTGGCGAATACTGTTCAGGTCGCATCGTTTCACGATTGAATTGTACAACAGAATGGTAATAGACACGAGGAGTGCTGTATTTCACATAATGACATACACACCACAGCTTGCCATCGAACTCACACAGAGGGGACGAGCCGCGAAAACGGCTGAAAATGGTGGGTGTCGAAAATTTCGTATGGATAATCAGCTGATTGTTATCATTTACCGCACCGATCTCTAGAGGATTCCAGCCATAAATGAAGTTCATTTTATCCTTGGCCGCCGCGACTTTTCCAAGAGACGTTTCAGGAATCGCAATCCAATTCTTCTCGCATTCCGTGGGATGAGGCGGTTGAATCACACGAATATTGCTCATCAAACGGTCATCAGGGCGATACTCGCCGATCGCAATCACGATATTACCAGTGGGCGTCAGATTCTTAGAAGAAGCCGAGAAGTATAACTTATCCTTAAAGGTAAACAATCGAACATCTTCCAGTCCGTCCACGTTGCTAGGGAAAGTAGGAGGAAGATCTTCGTTCATGATCGCAATGTCCTCTGTGGGAAAATTGGTTGAATTGAGATAGACCATGCCGTTACGTGTCTTCACATTGCCGTCTGCGGAACGCATATGGTAGCACCCGTTACCATCAATCGAGTAATTCACATATCGAGTGTTCATGAGCAAACGATTGTCAGTCCATGGAACAACGCAACAGGAAGATACTTTGTACTCTTCAAACTGAGGAAAGCTCAACTTGGTGTAGGTGCCACGATAGGTGGGGCTGAGAAGCGACTCGATATAATAATGCATGTTATCCCAGACGTTATCTACGTAATGTGGAATACCGCGATTGATATAGGATACCAAATCGTACAAGGAATCATGACGAGTCTTGCCGTTCACATAACACGCGAGAATGGTATTCTCGTAATCAAACATACCGTTATATACAGCGTCTTCAATAAAGAGAACATCGTCCTTGGGATAGGGGATATCCTTACCCTTCAAATAATAGTGATATGCTTTGTAATGCTGTGATACCTCGCGGAAGTAGCGAGTCATGTGATAGATTGGTTCGGCACGCTTGGGGTGAAACGTAAACGCACGATTCATCCAGAGTTCCATCTTGCCAATATCCTTCAAGAACTCATAGCACTTGGCAATCTGGTAATGAGCGTACCATACTTCTTCATACCATCCACCGAGTTCAATTCGAGTCTTAAAATGAACAATCGCTTCTTTGAATCGACCGAGATCTTTGAGACTTTGACCGAGATAGAAATGCGCACGCGCATTCTTGGGATCTTCAACGATCTCCTGTGTCAAGAGACGAACATCGCGCTCGAACTTATCTGATTTACAGCCACCATCATTTTTGTCATCAATGTAAAAGATTTCATAAGGAATCTTGGAGGTGGGATCGCCAGACCAGTATTCGTGTGTGGCACCGATACACTTCCACGGGTATCCGCATTTCATGAAACGAGTGTTGAAATACTTAATATGACCATTGGCCTGAATGACCGTGTATCCATTGGAAGTCATGTGAAAGGACTTGAAACCAGAAGACGGGACAATATTCATATCGGCATCTACCGCCATGGCATAGGTGATTTCTGGATCCCAGTTCAACTCGGTACATAGTTCTTGGGTTTTCTGAAACGAAATGGTGCGATTGTAGCCGAATGTTTTGAAGGGTTCGACGCTAATTTTGAAGGGCTTGCCACAGGTAGACAAGAAATGTTTACAACGCTCGATGGTATAATCGGTAGAACCGGTGTCGAGAATGGAAATCGCATCGACATGGGGAAGCGCATGCGACAGACAACGTTGAATGATTCGTTCTTCGTTTTTGATCATCAGATTAAGAATGATGCGATTGTGTTGATGCGCGGGGGTAAGAGGAGTATGATAGGATGGAACAACATTATCGTCTTTCTTAACTTCGTCTACTTCGTTTGTAATGCTTACTTCCTCCGCCACTTCAGACATGTTTTACTTGTATTGTCACGTCAAGTGTTTAAGTTATAAACGGAGTTTCGATGTACGACAATAGCATACTTTTTTGTTTCCTTAAAAAATGAATTAACGCATGATAGTCACATTCCTTTTGAATCGTATTGATGCCGACGTGTATGTTGCTCGGATTGTAATAGTGATAAAATACAACATCAAATGAATTATTAGTACGTTCAAGAATGATAGGATGGATACCATACGGATAGTGGTAGCGCTGAGTATTAAAATAAAAGACAATCAAACGAATATCTAATAATCCAAAATGTGCGAGTTGTGATTCAAGTACATGAAATTCGGAGATGGGTTGCTTTTTACGAGATGGTTTCTCTTTTGAATGTATGATTCGAAAAGCAATCAGTTCAGGATGTTGTTCGATCATTTATAGAAAATCTTATTTTTTGTTGTGACAAGAATCACAACAAGAATTGCGTAGCATACACGATGCGCACGAAGGAAACGGTGGTCGGTGAGTGGGGACAGAAAAAGGCTGACCATAATTGTCAGTTACATTGATAATTGGAGCAGGATTCGGCGGCGGAATTGACTTGATAGCCGACAATGGTATAAAATCGCAATGTTGATAGATATTAACCTTATCAGAATAATATGATAATAACGGAGGTCTCTTACAGCTCATTCTACCCGGATACAATATTATTCCATTAAGATAGAGGATGTTCGTCCTGGTATTATGTGCCATACTGTTGATTTGGGTCATATGGGTTCATAATCAAACGGATTCATTTCAAAATCCACCAATTCCAACCATTGATCCAACGCTCGTAACAAATTATCAGAGGTTTGTTAGCACCATCTATAATCCATTTCTTATAACATGGCAACGTGCCATTGTATCGTCTATTAGCGCAGATCAGCCTCAGCAACCTCTAACGGATCCGAGTCAATCCTCATCATCGGCTACACCGACGATTCCACCACAATCAGAGATGAACGCATACATTGCGAATCTGTCACAAAAACTAGGAAAACCTCTTCCAAATATTACGGATCCATTGCCCGAAACGATCGATCTTACTACATTTCCTGTGATTGCTCCAAAGATTCCGACGGATCCAACCCCGTATACAAACGCGTTGCTATGGCTGAATGCCAAAATGGAAGAGGCGCATGCTAAACTACAATCTGCCTTGAAAGGGGAGAGTTTTACGAACCTGGAGGGGTTTGATAATCAAACCTGTCAAGATTTATCTCAATGTTTTAATGATAATCCACAATTCGCAGAACAAATCGAGGCGGCCCTTCAGTCACGACAGAAGAAAACACAGCAGCAAGTATCGGATCAGCTCAAAAAGTTCATGGCGGATCCAAGTCTAACGAAAGCCCTTCAAACGAATAAACAACTCGTGGCAAAATCCAAAGAGGTAGAAAATCAAGCACAAAGTGGTGAACTATTAAATCAGATGGATCTTCCAAAAGAAGAGGAAATAAAATATACTCTTCCAGAGGGCTCTGATAAGTTACAAAAGATGAATTATGCTCAACAACAAGCAGTCAAAAAAGCTTCACCAACTATGTTTTCATTAAAGACCTTAATGGATCAAATCAATTCTAATCTTCGTTAAAACGCTTGGAGCGTTTATTACGAAACGTTTGATGTTTCATTTCAGCAGCCTGTAAAATCTCTTTGATCTTCGATTTTTTCTTGACAGTCATGCGTGTAAGTTTCTCTCGAATCAACGAGGCAATTCCCTGTTGATGACCGACACACCGAATCGAAACAAAAGGAAAAATAAACTGTTCTGGTTTACGTCGTGCTTGAACCGAGAGAGTTACCAACTGATTGGCTAAACAATCCATCGCACCTCGATCAAAATAGGTTGATTGAACAAATCCAAGGGTAAAATACAACGTAATAAGTGTATCCATGGACGCAACGCGAAGTACCTTATGAACTAATCCATCACCCATCCCATCTTTAATGGGAAGATTGATGTAGGAATGACACGCAGATTGTTCTATGATAAAGACAAGAGGAGCATGATTCTGATGGAGAACGTGAATGGAGGGAATGAGATCGAGGCCTTGATTACGATAGATTTTAGTCTGGATTTTCTTCTTGGATAATGCGCCAAGTTGAGCAACGAGTTCCGTCGCATCGTGAACGGGTTCAGGGGAAAAGAAGAGAATGGGTTTGGTACTTCCAAGAATCCAATCCATTTTACTGGCTCTCTTTTTAATGGCATGATCGTAAAAGGGTACGAGATCCGCCCCCGCAATCATACGACGCTGTTGAATAACATAACGAAATACAAATTGTGCTTGTGGTATCGTAAGTGTCGATTTAGATAAGCGCTTGTTAGAAAACGTGCGGCAGGAGGGAACGGGTACGAACTCATTAAAGAGCATCAGACGTTCAAATACTTTCTCCCAGCGTCGGACTTCACCGCGTGGGCGACTGAGTTCTAAATACATTAACATACGAAGGGAGTTTGGATCAATATACGAAATACCATCGATCCGTGATTCGCGTTTGGACAAGATCCGATAGATACGAGGATCGATCGCCGTGATATCGGCAACAGGAATAAAGTTAACATAGATCTTGATTGTGCCTTCATGCATTCCTTCACGTGCGGAGATCTCAGAAAACCCAGCCTTATACAAATCTTCTGCGATCAGTTTCAAATCCTGATGCTGACTAGGGGTAAAAAAATCATAATCAGGAATGGAATATTCGGGATCATAGAACTTATGCTGAGCAGGCAAGTACGCATTGATAGCCTGACCGCCATAACAGATACGATGTTTCTTCCGTAAAAAGTTCTCTACAACACCAATCGCCATTAAGGTATCATCATCGTGTGCCGAGAAGTAATCGATCTTATCTTGTGCCATATCGGAAGCTTTCTTGATGATTTCCAATTGACTTTTCAAATGTTCTTTATCAAACACATGGGAGGGAAGATGTTCGATCTCCGATTCCATCTACTATAGGATCATAGGTAAAACACAACATTTCCGCATGAATAACAAAAATAAGGAACAAATGTAATTTAGTGCGAGGTACAATAGATTTCTTCAAACTTATCCATATGATCGGTTTTGGCCATCAGGTGGCGACGAGAATGATTGCGCTTAACAAAGGTCCAAATGGATTTATGTTTATCTTCTAAGGTGATTGGGGAGTTCTTTTCAAGTTCAAGAAGAAGAACATCAGGTGTAAGGCGATGGTGGGTAAGGAGTTCAATGGCTTCAATTCGGATGGAAGTCATTGCGCTCTGAGTCGACATTTCTACTTTTTATGTTTTGATTTCAATTTTATATTGTGGGCGCACGTAACATACCCCCCTTGGCATCCGTGGAAGGATTGGGTTGAGCAGGTGTGACGACAGGTGGTTTGATGTAGCGAAGTTCCAGTGGTTTAGGAATGAATCCGTAGGTCTTAAACGTCTTATCGGTAAATAAATAATCGTTCGCAGAAGGATCAAATAATAAGGCAGGAACACAATGTACACCCGTTTTACTCGTAATTTGTTGATAGGTTGTCTGGGAAACGGGACGAGTAGGATCGCGCGACAGCGCAACGGACCAGCACAGTTTGGTTTGTTCCACAACCGTATCGACGCGGTCAGGCGGAATGGTCGTGAAATCCTCGGCAGTTTGTAATACACCGTACATCGTACCGGATTCATTATCAGTAACACCTAGTTTCGTTTGAGTATAGGAGAGGCGAAGATTGGTGATAAAGTCCAAATCTTCCGAAGGATCGTAGGGTACTTCACGAAATCCATTGGTATTCGCATTACTAAAGATGAGAACCTTGCCACCATAATCCGTGATCGGATTGATAAGAAGACGCCCCTCTTGTTTTTGGCGGTAAAACGTCCCTCCGTCCAATTCATTGGTCAAAAATCGATTATGAAAGGGAGCGAGTGCCTTGGCTACATTCGAGTAATAATCCAGGACGAGTTTGGATTTATAGGAGCCAGGTGGCTGACGATGAAAGTAGAGGACAATCACAACGGGATCAAGCGATTGCTGACAAGAATCCGCAAACGCATACGTGTTAATTTTATCGCACACGGTCTGTAAGTTAGAATGGGAGCTGTCGTTACACATGGGAAGATTCGATGTATAACGAACAATTAGTTTTCCTTGAGCATCGCGTACGACCAATTGAGGAAAGTACGCGGCAGGCGCACCCGTGGTACAATCGTCCAAGTAGTCAATGTCAAGTACAAAGACGCGGCAACCT